TCGGAAAGGCCCAAGCCATCTCAGCGTCGTTAGACGCTACTGGTTCATTCATATTCATCTTCATCTCTCAAAATTGAGTCAATCATCTGGAGCGTTTGTTCAAACGCCAGATACATCCCGACCGTGCGCTGATACGTTTCCCAATTCGCAGCATTGCCTGCTGCCAAGGACTGGCTTATTTCAGCCTGGCGTATCTTGATGTCACGGACCAGGTCCGCTATAGGGTTCACTTTTTCTTAGCCGGCAGTGCGCCTCCTTTGGTCTTGGGTTGCTGGGTTTGGCCTTTGGATTGCAGGCTGGTGCCGTCAAGGTTTGCACCCATCGCAATGCGCTTGTGATAAGGCACGGCCTCGAGGTCTTTGATGTCTTTACTGGATGGTTGGGCCACGATTAGCTCCTAAGTTGCGTTGTGCTTCGTTTTGAAGCCGGATAGCAGTCTCATACTGCTCTGCCTGCAATTGCTCATCCTTCTGGGTGAGTTGTGCAGTTGCTATGCGCTCCTTGGTGAGGTTGTTTGTAGCGTTAAGCGCCACATCCAACTGGTCACGCTGGGTAGCGCGTTGTTGCTCTGATTGCAGGCGGGCCATGTCTATCTGGCCTTGTTGCTGCATGTCAGCGCCTTTCAGTTGCATCTCGGCTTGATCGCGCTGGGCACGACGCTGCGTCTCTGCAAGGCTGGTTTCCTTCAAGACCTGAGCCTCTGGCGGCAGCGGTTGCTGCGGCGTGAGTTGCTGCATGGATTGCAACAACTGCTGAAGCTTAGGTACGACCTGGCTGAAGGCCGACTGGCTATCCTTCATGACGTGCTGAGAGGCGATGGCAAAGGTCTTATCAATCTCTGCCGTCAGCATCTTGTTCTCGTAGTCACTTTCTGCCATCGGCTCGCCACGGGCTTTGGCAATGTAGCCGTTCATACGACCCAAGTACCATAGGACCATGTGCTGCTTGATGTGCTCGAGCGCCCTCGGCAGGTAAATGCTGGCCATGATGGGGTTTTGGCCAAAGGCAGGATCAAGCGCAAAGTCTAGGTGGCTTTGCAAGTGAGCAAGCTGGTCTTGGTGCGGGTAGGCATAGGCGTTTTGGCCTAATGCCATGGCCACATTCTCATCTGCTGCCGTTCTCTCTTCTGGCGCAGGCGTACCCTTCAGCAATTCGTTGATGCCAGGTATCTTAAGCTGCTTTAAGAGCCTTTCTTCGACGGCACGGCGGTCATAAAGGTCAGGGGCCTTGTCTGAGCGTGCCAGCACGGCTTGAATCTGTGCCATGCGCTGGGTTTCAGAGAAGATGTTGGGGTCAGACACGGGAACAACGTCACCCATGCGCTGAAAATCACCCGGCTCAATCTCTAAATCGACTACATCCTCGCCACGGCGCATGTCTTCGATGTACCAGCGGTTAAGACGCTGCAAAATCTTCAGTACACGGCCCTGTGACTTGTGTAAACGGGCGTGAATAGCTGAAAAAACGGCTGCGCCCTGCTCAATTAAGGCTTGTGTCGTGCCTACAGGGGCCTGAGCCGTCACATCAGCGATCTTTTCCTCGGCAGTCGTGACAACACCCTTGGCAGCCTTGTCTAAGAAGCCTAAAAGCTCGAATAAAACCGGGCTTGGCGGGTTAAAAGGCATCGGCATAGCAATCTTGCGGATGTCATCAACCCCTGGCGCAGCTTCAATCTCAACGACTTGCGTCACATCAGCCTGTACGGACTGGCCAGAGACCTTTGCGCCCTTCAGTTTGAGCGTTGCAGGTGCGTTATTGATGTGTGCAGCATCCAAAAGTGCTCGTAAGCTTCCTGTAAGTGCTGCAGCCAGGCCTCCAATGAGGTGCGGCATGCCAATTGCGTACGCTCCACGCCATGGAATGAACTTGTACTCGACTACCCAGTCAAGTTTCTCCATGGTGTCATCGCCTTCTTCCCAGTTTCTGTAAAGGCCGACAACTTCGCGGTCAATTTCATCCACCATCAAGACGTAGGGAGCCATCTCGCCCTTGGAATAACTGTCGTCTTCCAACTCTAGGTAGGTGTAAATGTGGAAAACACGGCGCATGCCATCAATGTTTTCCTCAGCCTTGCGGCCTTCGATCTTGTTGTTGGCTTTTTCTGGCCTGGTTGGCTCTGGCTCCATCGATACACGGGTCAAGCCAATGTCTCGATATAGGCCTGCATCAATCCGCTGGTTGAATTCAAACTCAGTGATGTCGTGAATCTCTGCTGCACGCTGCGCTGTATAGAAGCTTGTCGCGGCAAATGGGATCAGCACCTTGTCGATCGGCAAGAACTCGGCCACTGGCCGGCGCTTCTTGTCATCCCAGTACAGTTTGAGATACTGCGAACCACCTAAAGGCAGTTGGGTCAGCAGTTGCTCTTGCTCGTCGCGGAATTCCTCGATCTGCTCGGTTAGCTGCCAGTTCATCCAGTCGCGCTTACGCTCTGCACGCTTGGTTTTTTCCTCGTCAGTCTCGCCCAAGATCTTGGTTTTGACGGGGCCGTCAGGCGGGAACAGCTCTTTGATGGTTCTTGAGGCGAAATCAACGCAAGCCTCAGCAATAACAGGGTGTACAACCTTGCTGGCACCGAAGAAAGTAGCGCCGCCAGGGGCGTCCTTGCCCATGCCGGTACGCTTTAGACCCTCTTCGTACTGCTTGTCGCGGTCTTCTCGAGCGGTTTTGTCCTTGTTAAGCAGGTCCAGATACCTGGAGGCCATGCTATCAAGGTCGATCGGACTAATGACTTCGGCCAGATTCTCGTAGAAGTCTGGGTCTTCCATCGGCCCTTTGGTGCTTGGCATGTGAACCACCGCGGAGCCGTCAGGTAGCTCTTCGATCTCGGCGCTTTCATCAGGCAATTCAGCCTGCAGATCCTCAAGCGGGACCTCATCATCAGCCATGCCGCTAATAAAGCGGCCATAGTCTTGCTCAATGGGCATTTCAATGGCCATAGCGTTTATTCCTCATGAGTTCGAGCATCATCGTATCCAGATTATCGGATAGACGAACGCGACCGCCGGCAGCCTTGCCGGTCGGTTTCTTTTTGTTAGCTGGGGTTAGCGTTTTCCCGGTAGCTTCTTCACGGACCCGGTCAGATATAGCTCTTTGAAGCTTTTGTTGGTTCTTTCCCCGAGTATCTGATTTTTGATCATTTGGACCAGCTTGCTGTTTGGCCCGTGGTGCTTGATAGCTAGGTCCAGTTGCTCTTGCAAGGTAGTCATCGTAATCGCCCCTAAAGAAAACTTTTGTGTCAAAGTTTGAGAGTCTTGCATCAGACACGTTACCATCTTCTAACAAATCCGCAACAACTTGGTTAAAAACTTGTCGTCTTTGTTGCATGATTGCAGCAGCATTTGCTGGATCAAACGCATCGTCAAACTCCGGGATGTACTGGAAAGTAATTCCACTTGATCCTGGCTCAGGCCTTAAGTCTTCAGCAAACGGTCTAAACGTCTTATTCTGCGAGGCTTGCGTTGTCACGCGAAGGTTTGGCCGATTTTCAAGGCGCATGTCAGTGATGTAAGTAAAGCCATCAACGCCGTAACTGCGCAGCCTCTCCGTAACCTTGGCCATATCTTGCGGCGTAAGCTTTTGCTTAAAGTAAATCTCAACGCCAGGCCTTGCGTTAGGCGCACCAAAAGGCACGGCTTTGGATATAAACACCGCATCTTGATCGTAATACTTCCCTTGCTCAACCAAACGGCGCTCGAGCGGCAGCGGATTGAAGTCGGACCTAGTTACAAACTCTGCATTCAGCGCTCGCTCGGTATCACCCATAAACGAACCAAGCGTTGATGTCAGGTTATAAGTCACGACGCTTGGATCGTCACGCACTACATCGTCAAACTCGGACGCCAATTCAGCCTGGCCATAATCAGACATTGGCTTGCCAGGACGCTCGCCTGATACACCTAATCGGTAGCGGTCAACATCAGCCTTCATGTCTTTAAGCTGCTGCAGCTTGTTGGCTTTGTCTGTTTCAAAGCCTGTTCTCAACTCATTGACGCGCTTGGCATACTCTTCATCGCTTTCCGTCTTACGTTTGGCTGGCGGCGAGAATGCCGTATTGATGTCACGCCGTAACTCCTTGACCTTTTGCGAGTCAGGAGCGCCAGCAAACGACATCTCGTAATCAAGCGATCCGCCTTCACCGGCTTTGGTCGTCCATTTGTTTTTCGTCCAAAGCTCTTTCTCGATAAACCAGGCTATGGCTTGCAAGTCATCAGGGCCAAGGTCGCCAATGATCGGGTCATATTCCTTGAGCAAGCCTGCAGCATTAAGCTCGTCTGCAGCCCGGCGAAATACATTCTGACCAAATCCAAACTCACCGCCAACTTTGGGCTGATAAAGGGTTGATCCAACCAAATGCTTGCCGGCAACGCCCTTTTCAGCAGCGGGCGGTATGCGCGGCAGGTCAGCAAGGCGGCGCAGCATGCGTGCTGCCCACACGTCAATCGTCGCTTCATTGGTCAAGCCAATAAGATTGCCAGTAAAGTTTGGCGTCTTGGGCGAATCGCCTGCCTTGATGGCCCTGAACATATCAAGCAATGCGCCCATGGATGACGGGCTGTTGGCGTTAAACAATTGACCGCCTGCCTTAGTAATCAAGGGGAACTCGTTATTGCGGAACATGCGCGTAAGCATGGTGCCATCAACCGACTCGCCAGCGCGTAAGCGTTTCTCGTAGGCCAACAACTCCTTGTCGTAATCACCACGCGAGAATCGACGCAAGATCTCAATCGCATTGTCGAAGTTCTGCTCAACACCAGTCTGTGCCGAAGTCGTTCCAAGCACGTCGGCAAACACGTCACCAATACCGCCAAACTCTGAGCGTAGGCGATCGCGCATGGCTCGATACCAGGCAGCCTCTTTAAGGATGTCTATAGCCTCTTGATCGCCCGACTTGGCCCTGGCCAATACCCCATCCACCTCATCGGTAATCCTGGCTGCAATCGTGTCTTCCCAAGCTTCCCTGGGCATATCCTCGGGCGGCAGATGGAAGTTGTAGGGAATCTTTGCGGCTTCCACTTCAGTCATCGGCAGGCCTGTTTGCCGGTTGATGATTGGCTTTTTTGCCTTGTCAGTCTTGATTTCGGCCTTCACGATATTGAGCGGTGCCCAACCTTCTTCAGGCGCAAAGTCCTTGTGCAAGCCTTCAATCTGGTCGAGCATAGATCGCTGGGCATCAGCGTTGCGACCAGCGCCTAGCTGTACAGCCTCAAACTCCTGGGGCGATATATTGACTATCCGCAGACTTTCAGGCGATGCGCTAGCAAGCTCATTGATGTCGAGCACTGGGATTGCTTTGCCTCGCTCATCAACCCTAAATACACGCTGACCAGAATTCATTGCGTTTTCGGCACGCTCAATTGATGCAGGCGTCTGGCCGCGCTGCTCGATTAGCTCGCGCTCGTTTTTGATCTTGCCCGTGAAAGGCTTGGCCTCGACGGCTTCTGCAGCTTCGGGGAACTTAGGAGACTCAGGCAGTATGCCCATACGCAAGGCGGTGCCTTCCATGCCCGGCACGCCCTTCATGGCCATCTCGCCAACCATCTCAGCCGTCTGCTTGGCGAAGGGTTTTAATGATTTAGCGCCAGCGCCGATGCTTCTCATGATGCCTGGATCAAGCAAGTTTGCCGGGTCGCCAATGACTCCGCCAAGCAATTGCTGCGGGAAATCGCCGCCACGTTCAAAGGCGGTCGGCACTGTCATGCCCGGCGGCTCTTCTGGTGGAAACTCTTGCTCGAAGGGTCGGCCAAGCGCCGTAGACATAGCTTGATTAGCAGGCACTGAATACTCACCATATGCCCGCAAGATGTCTCCCAAGATACCGCCCGTAAGCGCGGTTTGCTTTGCTTCTGATATGACAGGGGCTACCCTGCGTTCAAACGCGCCCTTAAGATCCTGTAAGCCTGGCAAAGCAGGTCTGCGCGGCGACGGCCCTGGCAGACTTGTATCAAGCGGTGTCTGCTGCCTTGCTTGCTCTTCAGCACGACGCCGCTCGATCTCTTCACGCATGCGCTGCTGCTGCAGTGCCTTGGCCGCAAAAGGATTGATTGGCGGTTGATACTCATCCATCGGGTTGCCTCCAGCTTGCATATGCACGGCCCCGCCTGTAGCCATGGTCACTTCAAGCGCCATCACATCAGGATTGTCAGAGATGCTGACTGCACCGCCCTTCTTGTAAGGGATAGGCTTGCTAAACTTCTCGCGGATCTCAGGCGTGATGTCAAAGCCAAGCTGGTTACCAAGAGCGCCGTAACGCTCTGCATCGCGCTCAAGCTGGCCAATCTTGTCGGTTAGGTAAAGGTAACGGGAGCTTCCAGGGGTTGCGCTGGCAAGCTCTTCGCGGAGCTTCGCAGTCTTGTCCTCGAACTGGATGTCGCGCAGGCTGTTCTTGCCGACAAGCTTGCGTACACGCTCAGGTACGATCTCATCGTAGAACTTCTTCATGCCCGTGCCGCCAATGCTCAACCCCTCGCCAGCAAGTGAGCCAGAGGGGGAGGCCATGATCTTCTGGGCCACTTCTTTGCCTACGATTTCATCAAGATCCTTGCCATCAAACTGCGTGCCAATCCCTTCCAGGACCTTGCCTTCACGCGTTAGGGGTAGCTCCACTGGGTTATTGTTTTGCAGATAAATCGTGACAAACCCATCGGCACCCTTTTGCTGCAGCCTGTCACCCGGCGGGTTCCACTCAATCGAACTGACGTGATTGGAAAGCCTGAAGCGATCCGCGGACTGCTTGCCATTGATGAATGCAACGCGGTCATAGCCTTCATCGACGGCACGCTTGAGGATGTTCTTGAGCGATAGGTCAACCCAGTCCTTGGTGTTTTGTACGAATGGGGCCGATGGAATCCCCTCTCGGCGGGTATCAAGCAATCTATTGCCCCAATCGCTTTCTTCACCTTGCTTATCGTAAAGAGCTTGTCGTTGTTTTGACAACTCTTCCCATTCCGGCGAACCACCTGGCACTTCTTGCATACGAGCCGAAATCTTTTCAATTTCCTTGGTTCGCTCTCGAAAGCGCTCTTCTCCCTTTTTTAATTGCTCATCAATGTCTTTCGGAACAAACCCCTTCTTCCTACCTTCTTGCGCCCAATCAGACTGTAGCTCCTCGATGAATAGCACCTTCTTGCCCTCGGCGTCAGTGCGATCATTCATGCGCACATGAGACAGGACGTTGGGTTGGGACCAGTGAGTTGACCGATAAGTCTTGCCATCTGTGGGGGATGAAAGCTCGTTCATTACCCTAGCGGCTTGATTAACGTCTAAATCGTCAAACGACCTGCCATATAGCAATTGCGCCAAACCATCTCTATCTGTCGGCTGGCTCGTTGGCAACGTCAGCAACATCTCGCGGTAATTCTCGCCGCCAGGGATGGTGTACTGGCCGTACTTGGAAAGCGCTTCAGCCGCCTTGGTGCCGGGTTTGTACTGCTTCTTCATCTCCATCAGATCGTCGATGGCATCGGCTGCAAACTCGGCAAGGCCCAGGTCACCTTCATTGACAAGCTTGTCGTAACGCTGGTTAGCAAGAGCGATGGCCTCATCGATCTGCGATACGTCAGAGGGATCGAACTCGGGCATGTGGACCTTGAGCCACTCCTTGGCGTGCGGGGGAACAACGGTCTCGCCCAGCATGACTTGCTGGACCTCGGGCACTGTGCCTTTGGTCATCGCCTGCACTTCTTCCCTGGTGACGTTAGGCATGGCCGCTAGGCGCTCGGCAAGGCCAGAGGACTGTAGGAAGTCCTTACTGACGTTTTCGCCGCGCTGTAGCTCGTTCAGGAAGGCCTGGCCTGGCCCCTGCTTGCGCTGTACATTGAGCGCTGCCTGCTCAACGGGATTGTAGAAACCCAATGGCGAGACGGGAGCTTGCGCTTTAGGAACGGCCTGTAGCGGCGCTGCATAATTAAGCACGCCAGCAAGCGGACCCTCGCCAAACATAGCCTGGTCGATGGGGCGCAGCGCTTCTCTGCCAGCCACCTTGCCGACATCCAGTGCGGTTGAGCCGATCGCCTTTGCGGCACCGATAGCAGGCTTGGCAAAGGGCATGTAGCCCAAGCCAGCCTCAAGGTTAGCTAAAGCAAACTTTGCTGGATCGCGCTCTTCTGTTGCCTCAGACATCTCACGGTAGATGCGCTCGGGGTCGGGCACCAGCATCTCGACGGCACCCTTTACGTTGCTCGTGATGCTCTGCGCTCTGGGCTTGGGTACGCCAAGAGCCTCGAGGCCTGAGCGAGCCAGGCGATCGAGCGTGGTTGGCGTCTGCGATAGCGGCAGCGCTGACATCTCTGCTGGCGGTGGCTCAACGCGTCTGAGCAAGTCTTGCGGCGTCGTACCCATCACGCTCTTGTAGCGCTTGGCCTCTTCAGCCTCCCTGCGCATGCGCTCTTGACGCGCGGCTTGCGCTGCCATGGGATTGAAGTTGAACATTTGCTCTGCAGGGTCGCCACCGCCTTGCATGCGGACTGCGCCACCGTCCTTGTACTCGAAGTCGCCAGGATCGCCATAGACTGGCTTCTTGCCCAGCACGAGCGGGCCGATCTGGATCAGGCCTTCCTCAGTGCCGATGATGGGCCGCATGGTCTTGCGGTCATAGAAGTGTCCGCGGCGCTCAGGGTCGTAGCCGATCTGCGCGAAGTCTTTACGCATCAGGGCGTCTTGAGCCATGGCCACAGCGTCCTCGTCAGACATGGGCTTGTAGGCTCCGCGCATGGTTGCCCATGACGATTTGTCACTTTGGCCTGCTGCATACTTCTTGGCTGCGCCAGTACCGGGCAGCATCTTGGTTTCACCCTCGAGCACCATCGTTGGCGTGTAGATGGTCCGAGGTCCACCTTCGGGCGGCTTGTGTCTGTGCTGCGACGTTACCCATGCGCCCTTACCTGAATAGGCAGGGATGTCTAGCCGGCTGAGGATGGTCTCGCCTGGCGTGAGCAAGTCAGTGCGGCCAAAGGTCTCTGCCTTGTCTCTACCAAGTGCGGCCAGCGCCTCTTCCGCGGTAACAGGCTTAGGAACGAAGCCATAGGGCGTAACAGGCTTGAGTGCGTCTACAAGCTTGTAATACTCCTCGACTGACATTTCCCCGCGCTGTACTGCTTTCATCGCTTCTGTGAGATTGGGCACGCGCTTGACCACATCCTTGTGGCTCATGCTCAGGCGGCTTACAGGCGGCTTGGCACCATAAAGGGCATCGAGCAGTTTCTTGGGGTTTGGCATCACTGGCTCCCGTTTCGGCGGGATGATACCGCGTGGTTTATTTTAAGCATAGTCTACCCAGGGGAGGAACCCACCCTCCCTCGCCCACAGGGCGTACTTCTTAATGCCCTGCCAGCGCAGCTTTGAGCCAGCGATTCCTTCCATGCCTTTGCTGTTACCTCCCTTGTCAAAGGCGTGTTGCCTGGTACCTCGCTGAGAGTCCAGACGGCTTGCAACAGGGGATGGTGTCAGCCGGTGTTTCCTCCCGCGCAGCCCATGCAGGCTCTTGATAACGCTCGGGGTGCGGACCGGTGGAACAAAAAAGCCGTTAAGGATGCCCCCTGGTGGCGTTCCTTCACGCTTGATAACGTAAAGGCAGGGAACATGCTTAACGGCTATCATCTGCGCCACACAGACACCATGATTGTGGCCAACACTGATCAACATGTCAAGAGGCATACGGATTGCCTTTGACAACGCCAGCATCAATCAGATCTTCCTCGTCATAGTCGTCTGGTGGTGGCGGGTCGATACTCAGCCAGCCAGCATCACGCAGGTATCTGAGTGCTTGGCTGAACGCATCCACAAAATCGTCGTGCGTCGTATTCGGGAATGAGCAGATCTGCGTAACCATGCCTTCTGCCCAATCCCTGACGTAGCCAGCGCGATTGCTCGATTCAGGGATATATACCCTTCCTGCTTTAACGACGTTGGCCACAATGGATAGGCGCTGGACCTTGTCAGCCTTGCCGGGGTTGTAGGACCTCACCGGGATATGCGCACGCTGCAGATCCTGAATCAGCACGATGCCCGCGGCTTTGTCTTCCACGAGCACGAGGTCAACACGCTTGGCCGTCTTGCCTTCGCCAAACACAATCTCGTACTCGTCTAATACTTTAGGCTTAAGGTCAGGGTACTGCAGCCTGTCTTGCCAGGCGTCGATAATCAAGACGCACATACCGCCGTCTTGTGGCTTGAAGACACCGAAGGTGATTGAGGCGGTCGGATCGTTGATCGTCTTCTCAGTGAAGGCACAGTCGTAAGACTGAACGACGTACTCGAGCTTAGGCAGCGGCTTGTCTGCAGGCCAGAGCTTGAACCATTCCCGCTGGACGATGCCACCCTCTTCGGGATCGATGATCTCAGCGTATATCTCCTGCCGGCCAAGCTTGGTACCCTCGTACTGCAGGATCTGGCGCTTGAAGTTCTCAGACAGATTGGCAAGGTTGGAGTAAGTGCTTGCCGTTGTGAGCACTACGTCATCACCCTCTCTGCCGATCAGATCAATGATTAGGTCTCGAGGCTTGGGCGTGGTCGTGCAGATCAGCCTGGTCTTCATGTTGGGAAGCTTTAAGCGCATGCCAAACTGAATCTGATCCCAAGCTTCTTGGATGTATTCCCACGCTGCTAACTCATCAAGCCAGCCACCATGGAACTGCGGGCCGCGGAAGCGCTCCGGTTCCGAGGCGGGGATTCCCTTGATCAAGCTGCCGTTAGTGAGTCTGAGTTCATGCAGGGCCTTGTTGTAATCAGCCACCAAGACGGGCGGAATGACCTGCAGGAGGCCCGAATCACCCTCAAAGCATGTACTCCTCACATCTGATGACGTTGGCGCCGCTACGAGCCATCTGGTGGCTTTGTGGGACCATGCCCACCAGGCGATCTGCTCGGCTGCCATTCTGGTCTTGCCAGCACCCCTGCCTGCCAGGACTAAGTGAATCGACCACCAATCACCAGTCGGTAGGATCTGGTGATCAAGCGCCTGCGTGAGCCACATCATCCTCCAGCCCCAAGCCGCGGCCTGGTCAGCAGGAAGTTTGGTGTACTCAGCCCTTATCTGCGGATCACGCAGTAGGGTCTCGAGGTCACTTGTCCCCAAGCTGCCTCTTGGCCTCGAGGTTCTTCAGCATAGCGTCGAAGATAGATATGTCAGCCTTAACCTCGAGCGGGTTCTCAGCGTCGCCAGCCATGGTTACCCGGTCACCGTAACGCTTGGGGTTCCATTTGGCCAGCAGCTTAAGCTTGATCTCTGCCCTAGCCTTGATCAGTTGCACATAACCCGGATCAATCCGGCCACGCTCTTCGCGCTCCGGCTCCAGCATCATTTCGCGGTAGATTTCCTCGGCTATGGCGTCCTGCCCAACTTCCCGTGCGCGTGCGATGTGGAGCGAAAGATCGGGGTCTTGCGCCATCCACTCATACATGCTCGTCCAATGAGGCATATGCTCATCACGGCATATCTGTCTTAATGGTTCTCCATCACTTAGTCTTCTTGCTATCTCTGCTGCTAGCTCTGGGGTGTACTTGCTTGGGCGGCCTGTTTTGCGCGGCGCAGCATTTGTTTTGGCGGGGTTTTCGGACTTGCTCATCACGTTATTCCAGTGACATGTGATCCGTTGATAGTAGGGTTTTGTGGCGCGGCCTGCAAGATTGACTTACTGCCGCTCATGTAACTGATTGATTTTACTATGCTTTGCTACAAAAAGAAACCCCGGCATTGCGCCGGGGAAAAGACTTGAGGTAAGTCAACAGGAGACATCACATGGAAACTCGTCTGAGTCTAAGTCTTCCTGCTCCTCTGAGTCAAGCCGCTCTTGGTCATATTCCCAGAGTTGCCTGTCGAGCCACCAGTCATAGTTCATCTGCCGTCTCCTTGATGTATTCGCTGATGGCCTTGTGAAACTCCTTGATCTGCTCTTGATTCAAGTGAATGCTGCAGTGTGCGCCTACCTTCCAGATAGACATCCACAGACCGCCTTCGTAATCGCTGAGGCTGATCCTGTCGTAATTTTCTGCGGTAACGTCGTGTTGCATGATGTTCTCCATGTGATGGGGCCGAAGCCCCGGTTGATTTATTTTTTGGTTAGCTTGTTGATGCGAGCTACAAAGTCGTTTGCCTCTTCGATGTTGGCAAATTCCATTTCGTGTGCGTAGCCGGTGGACTCATCCACAATCATCGCAAAGAGTGTTGGCTCGCCGTAAAAACGTGAGTTGCGTGTTTTTGCGATGGTG